AAAACATAGGCGTGTACTACAAGCAAGCTTCGCCAAGCGATTGGAAAGTTTTATTGGAGCGGCACAACCAAGACTTTTGTAATCCACCTCTTCCGGCGAGAGAGATTGTTCTGATTCAGGAACAGTTGGACAAGAAAGAATACTTTTATACGTGCAAGCAAGAACCACTGCACAGCCACTGCAACAAGTCGCTTTGCCGGTCAAGGAAGTTTGGCGTAGGAGATGCTAACTCTCATGTGCCTGTGGGTGGTCTTACTGTGGTAGAGTCGGAACCTCCGGTATGGTTCATTGACGTTGACGGCGCCCGTCTCGAACTGTCCACCAAGCAGTTACAGATGCAGGTGGAGTTTCAACGTGCTTGCATGGAACAGATGTACAAGATGCCGGCCAAGATGCGGGACGCTGATTGGCGTGATTTGATTGACGGTTTGTTGAGTGATGCCACACGAATATCGGTGCCAGAAGAACTTACCCAGAAGGGCTTGTTTGTAGAGCTATTAGAAACTTTCTGCACTTCTCGTATACAGGCACACAGCCCAGAGGAATTGCTGACAGGTAAGCCGTGGACAGAGGACGGCGTTACGTACTTCAAGCTAAGTTCCCTACAGGAATTTTTGAAGCGCAATAATTTTACGCTATACACACGCGGTCAGATCACTGAGCGACTAAAAGAAATGAACAATGGAGCGGAGTCCGACAAGACCTATCGGTTTCGTGACAACAACGATAACTGGAAATCGGTGCGGGTGTGGTTTGTGCCGGAGATGCACCGTGGCGAGGTTGACTTACCGGAGGTTACATTCTCACCGGAGGACCCACCGTTTTGACCGAAGAACATGAAACTATTCTTGGGCCACCTGGAACAGGCAAGACCCAAACCAACTCTAACAAGATCAGAGAATGCATTGAGCAAGGCATCGAGCCGGATCGAATTGCTTGTGTGTCGTTTACCCGTAAGGCTGCACAAGAGAGCCGTGAGAGAGTTTGTCGTGATTGGGGTATAGACGAAAAGGACTTACCCTATTTCCAGACGCTGCATTCTATGGCGTTTAGATCTGGGGGTTATAGCTCTGACGAGGTGATGGGTAAGGATGATTTGAAGGAAGTTGGAGACGCTGTAGGCATTCCTTTCGGCAACAAGAAATCAAACATAGAAACTGATTTTGATACGTTGGGTGTGTCGAAGGGTGACTTTTACATGAGCCAGTATCATTTGGCTCGTAGTAAGAGGCTTCCGCTTGAAGAGATGCATAGGCGGTTGGCAGACTATTCTGTTGACTATTCAGAGTTAAAGCGGTTGGTGGCCGCTTATGAGTGCTACAAGCGGGTGCGTAGTAAGATTGACTTCACCGACATGATTGAGAACTTTATTAAGGCAGATGCGCCCCCTGGCATAGAAGCTTTGTTTGTCGATGAGGCACAAGATCTGTCAACCCTACAATGGTCAATGATTGATGTTTTAAGGCAGACGCCACGCATACAGGTTTTTACGGGAGATGACGATCAAGCAATTATGGGTTTCCAAGGGGCTGACGTTCAAGCCTTTTTAAATGCAACAGAAAAGAAGACTGTTTTAAGTCAGTCGTACAGGCTGCCTAAGTCTACTTGGAGAGAAGCTCAAAACATTGTCAACCGCATAGAGGATCGAGCACCCAAGATATGGCGCCCCCGTGATGAAGAGGGCATTATTCAGTATCACCAAAACATTTGGGACGTTCCTTTACACGAAGGCGAGTGGTGCTTGATGGCTCGCACTAATCGTATTGCGTCACAGTATGCTCATGCTCTCAGGGAAGAAGGTTGGGTGTACAGTCGCAACGGCCACCCCAGCATTCCAGCTAAGACTTATGAGGCTATTCAGTCTTGGGAAGATTGGTGCAAGGGTGTAGCGATCACACCAGATAAGTTAAGAAACATTTATACTTTTATGGCGGTTGGAGAAGGATACTCAAGGGGCCATGGACCGCGATCCTCCGCCCTGTTGGGGTTGGACTCTGACGCCTTGATAAGCATGTCCGAAGCAAAGGACAAGCTGGGACTACTGGTTGACGGTTCTATCAGGTGGCATCGAGCATTAAATAAAATTGATCTTGACACAAAGAACTACGTGCTTAATGCTTTGAAAAGAAAAGACAATGTCAAAAGCCCTAGAATAAAGATAAGTACAATTCATTCAATGAAAGGCGGAGAAGCTGATAATGTATTAGTGGTGCCTGATTTATCTTATGCGGCACACAAAGAATACTTACACAATCCTGCAACAGAGCATCGGGTATACTATGTTGCGGTAACAAGAACCAAAAAGGCTTTGCACATCATGCTGCCTCAAACCAATCGGAGTTACACTTTATGAGTCCTTCTGAGATATTACACAAGGCGGCAAGCCTTGTTGGTGGAGAAAGAGCTAAACAGCATGGTGACTATTTATTACTACACGAGAGAGTAGCAGATCTCTGGTCAACGTATTTAAAGACAGAAGTTAAACCAGAGCAGGTTGCTATGTGTATGGTTTTCCTTAAACTGGTTCGTAACGAACTAGGCAGCTTTAATCCTGACGATGGGGTGGACGCTACAGCTTACACGGCTCTATGGGCGGCAATAACAGAAGAAAAGAATGCGTGAAGATCTCTTTGACGACAAAGTATGGTTTCCGCCGGAGCACCTTCCTGATCTTTCTGGGGAGAAAATTATTGCTATTGACGTTGAGACAAGAGATCCAAACCTAATAAACTTGGGGCCAGGGTGGTCTAGGAAAGACGGCAACTTGATAGGAATTGCCGTTGCCGCCTCTGAGTGGAGTGCTTATTTGCCAATCGCACATGAGGGCGGGGGTAATATGGCAAAAGATCTTGTGCTCAGATGGCTCCAAGACCAATTAAACCACGGCATGTCCGTGGTTTTTCATAATGCACAGTATGACTTAGGGTGGCTACTTACAGAGGGTATTGAGGTCAAGGGAACAATACTCGATACAATGATTGCTGCACCACTGCTGGACGAGAACAGGTTTAGTTATTCTCTTAATGCACTAGGGGCCACGTACCTTGGTCAGCGGAAAGCTGAAGATGAACTAAGAAGAGCGGCTCACCAACACGGTGTTGATGCCAAGGCAGAGATGTGGAAGTTGCCAGCCGGAAGGGTTGCGGAGTACGCAGAGATGGACGCATCTCTGACACTTAAACTATGGCACGTTCTTCACAAGAAACTTATAGAGGATGACTGCGAGAGAATACTGGATGTTGAGTTGTCTCTTCTTCCTATGATCTTCGAGATGAGAAGGCGTGGCGTGCGGGTGGACGTTGACAAGGCAGAACAGACCAAGACTTTTCTTGAGGGTAAGGAAAAGAAACTTCTTAAAGAAATAAAGGATGATTCAGATATACATTTGGAGCCTTGGAACGCTAAAAGTTTAGCTATGGTTTTTGATAATCTGGGGTTAAGTTACCAGAGAACGGCTAAGTCAGATGCGCCTAGCTTTACAAAACATTTTTTAAAATCACATGATCATCCTATTGCTCGTAAAATTTTGGAAGTTCGTGAGTATAACAAAGCTAACACGACCTTTGTTGATACAATCCTTAATCATCAGTACAATGGCCGTATCCATTGTCAGTTTAACCAGTTGCGCTCAGATGAAGGTGGAACTGTGTCGGGCAGATTTTCCTCCAGTAATCCGAATTTGCAGCAAGTTCCCTCTAGACATCCAGAAATAAAATCCCTCATTAGGGGATTGTTTGTTCCTGAAGAAGGCTGTCGGTGGGGAAGCTTTGACTACAGCGCACAGGAACCACGATGGTTGATGCATTACGCATCCCTTACACCTGCGACTAGAGATAACGAGAGAGTTAAAGAGATCGTAGACCTGTACCAGAAGGATGATCTGGACTTTCATCAATTGGTTGCTGACATGGCCGGCGTTGAGAGAAACCACGCTAAGACAATTAACCTTGGGATTATGTATGGCATGGGCATTGGTAAGTTGGCCCAGACCCTTGGTGATATACCTTTTGAAGAAGCTAAAACACTTCGTAACGAGTACGACGAGAAGGTTCCGTTTATTCGAGGACTTGCATCGTCTGTTATGGACATAGCATCCAAGCGTGCAGAGATCCGCACACTGCTAGGCCGCAAGTGTCGTTTTCCAATGAGAGAACTGAAAGGATATTCTAAGGAGTACAAAAAGCCTATTCATGTAGACAGGCTTGAGGAGCGTTGGGTTGATGTTCTGAATACACCCATTGAGGAGAGGGATAAGAACTGGGCCAGCATGAATCCAGAAAGATATCAGGTTGCTTTTGTTTACAAGGCCCTTAACAGGCTCATACAGGCCTCCGCAGCGGATCAGACCAAGCAAGCCATGAAAGACTGCATGGACCGTGGTCATTGGCCCATGCTCACCGTACACGACGAACTGTGCTTTTCGATAGAGAGCGACGAACAGGTTACGGAGATTAAGAAGGTGATGGAGACATGCGCTCCGGGATTGACGATACCGTCCAAGGTCGATGTAGGGTTAGGTGAGAATTGGGGTTCAGCAAAGTAGTTAGTTTAACGGAAAGCTAAGTCGTCCCATAACACTGGTTTCACCATCAGGAGTTCTTTCCACGTCTACTCTTCCTTGACCTCCAAGAACGGCTCTTTCATATGCTGCTTGAAGAGCCCTTCTGTTATTTACTTCTTGCATACCTGCTATTATTCTTCCGGCATTACCAAAATCTTTTGCGTAGTTTGCTTGAAATCTATCTAAATAAGGATTACTTGTTTTTTTAGCTGACAAAATACCCCCAAGAACGGGGGCAGAAAAACTTGCTCCTGTAGTTGTTACATCAGGGCCCACTTCATTCATTTCTCTGTCTACAAGAAACTTGAGAAGACCCGGCTTGGTTGGAATAGTCACATCACCTCTAAGATTTCTTCCAAAAATTCTTTCGTCTACGCCTAAATTAACATCAGCCCTATCACCTGCTACACCAGCCCTTACATCAGCTGAAACACCACGATTAAATTTTAAAGAATAATCTTTGGGTGTAATAACTCCTTTCATCCACTCAGGCATGTTGCCTTCTGCAAACTTCCAAACCATGCCTCTGTTTGAACGCTCAATGCCTTTACCTCTTGATTCTCTTTTACGTCTTGGAGGAGCATTCATAATACCACCTTGAAAGAACCCAACAGCACCACCTTCAGCCCAATCCTCTTCGTCGTAACCGTAATCAATACTATCAGGGTCTTGCATATCGCCTGTATCGGTGCTTGTATCGGTGCTTGTATCTGGATCTGACTCATCCCAATCCATTGTTGCTAATGATCTTGATCGAGAAATATTCGCGTCTATTTGTGCTTGGTCAGGGCCACGTTGATCAGGGTCAGGATCAAAACCAAATTCACTGCCGCCAAGCGTTAGCCCTGTAACATCTACAGGACCCGTAACTTCTCTGGCATATCCGCTCGCTCCGGTATCTATACCTGCCACGCCTTCTTGTTCCGCTTCTTCTGTGCCATATCCACCAAAAGAATCTGGACCTCCTGTAACACCAAGGAAATCAAAAACAGGTCGTTGAACAATGCTTGGAACCAATGATCTGGCAAGTCGTCCCAAAACAGTAGGGTTGTTGATGCCAAGTGTTTTGTCTCTTTCACCCTGACCCATGTAGCCAAGAGCTATAGACGCGGGGCCGGCAACAGCGGTTAATCCAGGGATACCCGCGACACGACCCGCAACATTTGCTATACCCATCATGGCTCCAGGGTCATTCACAGTGTTGTTATAAACATCTTGTGCAAGACTACCTGTGTCTTGTGCAAGACCAGCTATACCTCCGCCAAGGTCCGTTGCTATGTCACCAACACTACCTACGACATCTCCCACAACATTTCCAACACCACCCACGACATTTCCAACACCACCCACTGCGGTGCCTACCATATCGCCAACAAAGTCACCTACGTTTGCCATCTTACAACGCGCTCCAAGTTTTGCCGTCAAACACTCGAGCAGATTTTCTGTTATCACCGTCTATTATATAACTGCAATGCACCCAGCCAGAAGACGGCTCACCTTCCTTGTAAAACTCCAGTATCAACTGGTCAAATTGACAGTTGTCCACGACCCATAAAGCAACGTCCTTGTTGTCTATCCCCGGAACTTCAAAGTCTACAGCCTGTCCTGTAACGTGCTGTGACTTGTCAGAAGAACCAATTGCTCGATTAAGCTCAAGACAACGAAAGCCAGAGTTAGGGGCAAAAGCAATACCGTAATGATTCCTGACAGGCTCCAGTATCTGGTCACAGACCATGATCAGGTTTTCAACTTCCGTGGACCCTGGTTCATTGGCAATGCCCAACCGTTCAGCCGTAGACGACTTGGTAAGCTCACTCAGGGTAAAGTGGTCGGAGAGTTGCATTACGGACTAATCCCCATTAATTGTCTCATTACTTTTTCTCTTTCTACTGCGCTAGCTGTAGGTCTAACAACAGGTTTTTTAAAAGTTGTTGGAGGTTGCAACATTGGAGAAACTTGATTTTGAGAGACACCTCCCCTTGGTTGTGTTGTTAAACGACTAGGAGACTGCTGGCGATTTAAATAATTTCTAATATTTCTATCTTGTTCAACAACGCCTTCGTCAAGTCTTTCTTCTGCCATTCTTGGCGTGGCTCTTGCTCCGACACCCCAAGTAAAAGTTAGTAATTTTTCTAAGTTTTGAGCTAATTTAGGATCTCCTGTGGGACGAGCGACCATCCTAAGATACGTGGGATTACGAAGTAATGCGCCCATAGTTCTAAGACCCAGCATGGTTCCTAAAATTTGAACTGGTGCAACAAAAACAGCACCCATCGTTAACTTTCTAGCCAAACTTGCGGTTTCTAAACCTCCTAAACCTGCTATGGGACGCATAGATAATGCTTCTGATTTTTGCGCCAATTTCTCCATTTGTTGTATAAAATTTTTTCCAAAAAGCATTTCCATTTTATCACGACCCATTGAATTCAAAACCTTCATAATTTGATCGTGTTGTTTTCCGCTCATTACATCTTTAACAAACCCAGGAGATACTGTTCTTTGAGGTTTTCCAAAAAGCCCTGTTTTTACCACTTGACTAGAAGGATCACCTAAAGAACCTATTGCTTTAGCCAATACTTGATCTCTAATGTTGTTCATTAATTCAGAATTTTTGCCTAAAAATTGTTCTGCCTGACGAATGGTGTCTTTGTTTCGAGTAACAAGAGACACTACTTTGTCAACTTCTCCTGAAGCAGCAGCGTTTTCTAATGATCGTAAAAAGGGAATACCTTTAAGTTCATCGACTTGTTTAGTTAGTTGATTAATAGCTTCAATTTGTTCTGTTATTGGCCGGCCAGCTAACATGCGTAACTCACGTTCTCCTATTTCTTCTCCCAGCAAGGACACGTCAGACAAAGATCTCATTATATTATTGTAATTTCTACCAAACAATACAGGAGCCGTTGTACCAAGTTCTCTTATTTTACTAACAATTTTTAAAGGATCGAGCCTACCAAAAATATTTACAGCATCTGGACTAGCTAATGTTCTTTCTAAAAATCTTGCTGCAAGATTATCTCTTAAAGATTCGGAATAAGCACTGCCCCAAGGCCCCGCTGTTTTTTGTGCTGCTATAACTTCATCAGAAAACGCTTTTTGTTCAGCAAATCTTTGTTTGTAAAAGTTTGCTAAATCATCGTTTGGATTGTTACGAACAGCCTGTCTAAAATTAAAAACCGATCCCGTTGAATCTTTAATTTTAATGTCGGGAACAAGGTCTAAATAAGATTCTGGAACTTTAACATTAATTTTAGTTCCGGGAGGAGAAGCCGCTGTTAATAATTCTTTTAACAATTCTGGGCGATTAGGTGTAACAACAAAATCTAAAACAGCATCTGGATCAGTTAATTCTGTTCCTTTTCTCGCTCCTTCAATAAGTTTTTTAGCGTATAAAGTTTGAAACTTTGACACACCTTCTTTGTAAAAAGTGTTCGCTGCTCTAAGAGACTCAAAAGCAGATTTTTGTAAAGCTAACTCAGCTGCTCTTGTTTTTCCTGTTTCTCTTGGTATAAACTTTCCGGTTCCTGGGTCCGTAAAGCCACCTTGTGTATTTCCCAAATTCAACCTTGAATTTTGTTCAAGTAATGAAACTTCAGCTTGATCCATTGCTTCGTCTGCTTTTTTAAGCAAGCTTTTTAAAATATTTTGATCAGCACTTCCTATTATAGATGAGTCATATGCAGCTTCTCTTAAAACCGTTCTAATTCCCTGCATTGTATTAATATCTACGTGCGTATCCATTTTTAAAATGGCCCACCCCTCCTCTCTCTTTTCT